TGGACTTAACACGTCTACAGCTCCGGCGGTTGGATCAATCCCAGTTGCTACCTCAACCTCGGTTTACACGCCACTCGCCATTGGCGCAAACAACACGGTACTAACGTCGAACGGTACGACTGCTTCGTGGCAGGCTCCAGCCGCATCTGGTTTGTCATACCTCATGCAGGGTCAGTTGAGTTCTACCAATTCTCAATCGGCCACAATAACGCTTGGCGCTTCGTCAATTCTCATGCTGTACGCAGGTACAAACGGAGCAACATTTACTGTCGGGCAAAATGCTTACACCTACAATGTTCCGGCAAACTCTACTGTTTCTACATCAACGCTTATCGCGTCTGGTTCAAACGTAACTGTCCAAACTAGTTACACTGGCACAATTTCAACTGGCTTTAGTAGTTCCACATTGCCAAGTAGTTCTGCTTGGAGCGGCGTTACTTACGGCAATGGTTACTACGTTGCGGTTGCTTCAGGAACTACTGCAGGAGCCTATTCGACTAACGGAACGTCATGGACTGCCTCAACAATGCCCAGCAGTAGAAACTGGGACAGCGTCACTTACGGCAATGGTTACTTTGTAGCGGTTGCTTCAGGCACCACCACCGGAGCCTACTCAACTAATGGGACAACGTGGACCGCCTCAACAATGCCTAGTAGCGTCTATTGGACTGGCGTCACTTACGGCAATGGAACCTTTGTCGCAGTCGCTTCGGGTTCCACTACCGGTGCGTATTCAACCAACGGAACGTCATGGACTGCTTCCACATTGCCAAGTAGTTCTGCTTGGAGCGGCGTTACTTACGGCAATGGAACCTTTGTCGCAGTTGCAGGGGGTCCATCAACTTCTGGCGCATACTCAACTAACGGTACAACTTGGACTGCTTGCACTTTGGCGCAGAGTGGTAGTTGGGATAGCGTCACCTGGGGCAATGGAATATTTGTAGCAGTTGCAAGTCAGGGGTACAACATTTACTCCACTAACGGTATTAACTGGAATAACGGAAATATTACTAGTTACAGTTGGAACTGCGTAACTTACGGCGGTGGCAATTTTGTTGCTGTTTCTAGCAATGGCAACGTTGCATACAGCGTAGATGGAAATACTTGGACCAGTAGCACTGCTACTAACGCAAACTTTACAGCCATCACCTGGGGCAATGGTTATTTTGTTACGGTTGCTAATGGTCCATCAACTGTTGCCAATTACTTTAAACAAACTGCGGTTCACCCAGTAACGTATACCGTATTGCAAGGTCCAACAAGCGTCTACTAAGGAGAGAATCATGTCAACTATCCCAACGCCGGAATACACACCACCATCAACTTGCCCAGCGCCAACTGCTCTCGGCACAGTCACCTACACGGTGGACACCGTTGCTCCGTTCGCAATCTACGCGTGGAACCCATCCGCGCCGAACGCCAATGGCGACCCATTCTGGTTCCAGCCACACGACCTTGACAACAAGCCTTGGCCTGACAATGCCACCGCAGTAGCGTTTGCCCAGTCATGGATTAACGAGCACTTCCCAGCACCCACAACTGCACCAGCACCAGCAACTAACTAATGACCGTTCTTCGCCAATACAACTCAGGAACAGGAAACTGGGATGCCATCGTCTCTGGCACTCAGGGGCCTCAGGGCGCACAGGGGGCCTACGGTGGGCCTCAGGGCGCTCAAGGAGCACAGGGTGCACAAGGCCCTCAGGGGTACCAAGGATCAACTGGCTCGCAAGGGGCACAGGGTGGAACTGGGCCACAAGGTAACCAGGGTACGCAGGGTGCTTATGGTGGGCCACAAGGTTCACAGGGCGCTCAGGGGTACCAAGGTAACCAGGGTACGCAGGGTGTTCAAGGGAGCCAAGGCGCTCAGGGAGCACAGGGTTTCACTGGAGCTACTGGTGCACAGGGTAGCCAGGGCTACCAGGGATACCAGGGCTATCAGGGTTTCCAGGGCAACCAGGGTACTCAGGGTTCAGGAGTAAGCCCTACCTACCTCAGCCTCTCAACGACCGCAGGGTTCACTGTCTCTGCCGGTGGAACGCTCCAGCCTTCGCTCGTAGTCGTCAGTTCTAACGGTATCTCGTTCAACACTTCAACGAACGTGATTACCATCAACACGGCTGGCTACTACTACATCTTCTCCAACGTTCTCATCACCGTACCTACCTCTGGCGTGTTCGTCGGCAACTACTTGGCGAGCACTACCAACATCGGTCTGTACCAGAAGGCGATGAAGCCGATTGCTAGTTCCAGTTTGCAGACAGCGACTGGCTCTTTCTTCGGTTACATCGCAGCAGGAACTACGTTCGTTAACACCTTTAACTCAGGTGACAACTCGTACTTTGCCGAGAACGAAACCAACAGCGTTCTTACTATCTTCCGCGTCGCTTAAAGGATATATATGCCCTCAATTATTACCGTAGGTGGATCAAGTAGTACCGGAAACGGTACGACATTTGGCGACGTTATTGAGAAGGTATACCGCCGTGTCATGGGTGGCACTCGTGAGCGTGTCGTCCAGCTCGTCAATGCCATTGGCTCAGACGATGTGACATTTCAAATCACCAGCCAGCAGGCGGCCCAGGTTGCTCCTGGTGTCATCATTGCGGTTGACCTGGAAGTAATGTACGTCACGTCCTTCGACACTACGGTAAACACCGTCACAGTTATCCGTGGTTACTACGGTTCAATCGCTACGACCCATGCGGCCAATACCCTCGGTTACCTCAACCCACGGTACAGTCGCTACGACATTGGCGTGGCTATCAACGACGACCTGCGTTCTCTCTCCAGCCCCAGCAACGGTCTGTTCCGTGTGGGCGTGGCTGAGATTACGTACAACCCAGTGTTCGCCGGTTACGACCTTGGCGACCTGCCTGCCAACTTCATCGACATCCTTGAAGTTCGCTACCGTATCGCTCCACCGTACCGTACCTTCCCAGCGATTAAGTCCTGGAAGGTAGTGCGTTGGCAACAGAACAGCACTGACCCAGTGTTCCCATCGGGCCTGGGCCTTATTATCCGTGAAGCCGGTTGGCCTGGACTCCCCATCTACGTCACCTACTCAGCGCCGTTCATCAGCCTGGTGGACACGTCAGACAGCCTGGTGAACACACCTGGCACGAACGACGAAGCCCCACCGTTCAACGGTTACAGCAGTGAGGTTGCCGCGACGTTTACTGGTACAACTACCAACGGTGGCACGACTATCACCAGTGTTTCCAACACCTCTGGTCTGTACACAGGCATGGCCCTGGCTGGTACTGGTATCACGATTGGTACGACCATCACCGGCATCAGCATCTCGTCAAGCAGCATCACCATCTCGACACCGTCAACGGCCAATGGCACGGTAACTATCCAGGCCGCTGACACGCCGAACATCCCGAACATGACCCCAACAATGCTGGACTTGCCAGCCCTGGGTGCGGAGATTGACCTGACGCTCCCACGTGAAATCTCACGTAACTTCATGGAATCTCAGCCTGACCCACGCAAGGCTCAGGAAGTAATGCCGAACGCTATTGCAGGATCGGTGAACGCTCTTATGGCACGTAGACAGGCACGTATCAATGAGGAAGCTGACCGCTTGAGTCGTCAGTACACGAAGGTACGAGGCTTCTAGTGTCGGGCGACATCAGGTCCACTACCTTTGGTTACTCGGAAACGAGTACCGACAACTCCGATGCGTTCAACTCTTACGTAGCATCGTCACCCTACGGCATCGTAGACCTCTCCAATCTGGGGCCTTACGCCGTTGCTATTGGTGGAACCAACGGTGTACCACTCCGCACGTTCCCCATCGACACCTCGTTTGAGCCATACCGCCGTGAGGCTTTCCGTCACCGCACGATGCCAGCCCAGCGTCAGTCCATTAACTTCACGAACATTGCTGGTGAAGGAACGGTTAACACTGAAGGTCTGTGGCGTCGTGAGCAGGATGACTGGTCAATGGGTGCAGGTCAGTTGTTGCTCGACCAGAAGCGAGACAGCCAGGAGACACGATTCCGTTCGTCCTTCGGCCTTGACGCCTTCACCATGCCGTACCAGATGACGCTCCAGAACGCTACGCAGTTGAACTACCCAGTGACCAATAACAACACGTTGCTGGTGCGCTGTGGTGGCTACGCCATCGTCACGGACGGTAAAGAAATCAACATGTTCTCCGGCAGTAGCTGGGGCACACCTGTCATCGTGAACCTTGGTACGACTGGCATCAACTACGTCTACTCAATAGACGCTAACGACAGTTACGTGTACGTTGCCACCAACGTTGGTATCTACTACTTCCAGCCTTCAACTACGCCATTTACCCTGACCAACGCGGCTAATCTCTACGCTGCAAACGACACGGTGGGTGGTGGCTCGGCATCGCCAGCAACCTTCAACGGTTACACCATCTACTCCAGCACCGCTCCAAGCAACACGATTACCCTGGCCTCTGGCAGTACGCTCCCATCAGTCAACACTTTGCTGACTGGCGTTGGTATTGCCCCAGGAACCGTGGTCACTGCGGCCTCTGGCAACACCATCACTCTTAGCCAAGCCATCACTCAAAGCTCGGCAACGCTGACGCTGACGGGTGGATCGACAACGAGTGGCTCAACGAGCGTAACGGTAACGTCGAACGCTGGCGTCAACGTCGGCTCGCCTATCACTGGCCCGAACATCCCTGCCAACACTACGGTCACGGCAGTCTCAAGTTCAACCGGCATCACCCTCTCTCAGCCAGCCACCGGCTCCGGCTCTTCGCTGACGCTGACTGCGTACACCTACAGCGTTTTCTCGGTCACCACCCTTCCCACGCCTACCTTCACTGGCTACCACCTGGTTTGCTGGATTGGTAACACGGTCTTTGCTGCGGCAGGCAACCGACTCTACGTATTCAGTTCAGTGCACACCCCTGGTACGGCCCCACAGGTCGCTATCGCGAACGCCACCAGCCCACCCGACTTGATGATGGTTCACCCAAATGCCAACTGGATTTGGTCGGACGCTACGCTCGGTGCATCGCAAGCCTACGTCTCTGGGTACGTCTTTACCTCAACCGACACGGTAGCGACTACGTTTCAGCTCCACCTCAACAAGTACAACGGTACCCAGTCATACACGGACGTTTCTACCCACCGCTACGGTGGCTCCATCTACCGTCTTGACCTGACCCAGAACACCACGGTTACTTCGTTCTCCCAGCCCTACACCCTGAACTACCCAGTCCAGGCGTTGCCTATGTCGCCGGACGAATACCCCACCTGCCTCTACGCCTACCTGAACTTCATCTTCATTGGTACGAGCAAGGGTATCCGCATGGCCCAGACTCTCTCGGCCTACGACCCCAATCAGCAACAGGCCGGTGACCTGAAGTCTGGTCCGACCATTCCTAACATTCTTCAGCCAGTGACGTTGCCAGTAACGGCAATCATGGGTGACGACCGCTTTGTATGGTTTGCCTGGAACAACTACGTTGACCCTCTCAGTGGCATCACCGAGCCTAACTACACCGGACTCGGACGCCTCGACCTCTCAACCTACATCAAGGGCGACCCACTCTCACCTGCCTACCAGTCTGACCTCATGGTGGCTGGAACAGGTGTTATTCAGTCAATCGACTGGGACCCAATCCTCAAGGTTCCTATGTTCACGGTGGAAGGCCAGGGAGCGTTCTCCAAGAACGTGAACGCCTACGTGGAGAGTGGCACACTCTGGACTGGGTACTTCGACTATGGCGTACCTGACCAGAAGATTCCGGTCTACTTCGACTATGGCGTATTCCTCTCCGCAGCGGCCACGGCCTCAGCCACGCTGTACATGGACCCGAACGACTCGTTTGAACCCCAGACAATCGCCATTGAGTCCTACAACGTGAACGCCTACAGCGAAATCGAAAAGACTGTTACCTTCACGCCCGACCAGGTAGACCGTGCCCAGCAGTTTGAGGTTGCAGTTACCATCAATGGTGACGGGCTGACCACGCCTACGCTCCACCGCTGGACGCTCAAGGGCTGGCCGACCACGGTATCTGAGACACAGATCATGGTGGTTATCCAATCGTTCTCGGTCAACTCGGTTGAGGGCCTGGAAGTCTACAACGACCCTTACGACACCTTCTCGTTCTTCGAGCAGTTGCGTGAGAACCAGACCATCACCCAGTACCAAGAAGGCCCACTCATCTGCAACGTCATCGTTGACAGCATCGACTGGCTCCCCACCAAGCGCCGTGACATTTACGAGAACGGCTTTGAAGGAGACTGCGTAGTAACCCTTAAGACCATCGGCGGTTATGTTCCGTACTCGCCCGTAGCAACGACCTGAAAGTAGAATAGAAGTATGACCTATCCTGTACGTGCCTATGTAGGTGCTGGCGCAGCCGGTACTATCTCCAACTCTGGTGGAATTACCGCATCCTTTACTGGCTTGCTAAACAGTTCTACCTCGCTGTCGTCGTGGGTTTCCTCGCAGACACAGACGCTAAACAGCTCGACATACATCGTCATCGCCGTGGACTACGGTACGGCCACTGAGGAGAAGATTCTCTGCACCTGGCAGTCCTCGTCATCGCTGAACATCATTACCCGTGGGTACGATGGCACGACCGCTGTGGCTCACAACCTCGGTGCGCTTTTCATTCCTATCTGGTCAGCTACCGAAGCCCAGGAAGCCAACAACGCCGTACAGTCCTTGAAGCCATTGCTTCAAAACACCGGCACGGCCACTGTTCCTGCCACGGTCAACACCAGTTCGGTCAACGCTCAGGGCGCAAGTACCATTGCCGCCGCAGTAGACCACACCCACGCTCTCGGCACGATTGCTACCGGCATCACCTCGCTAACCGGCGACGTTACCACTCCCTCTGGCTCGTCAGGCGCTACAGCCGCAACGCTCGCTAGTTCAGGCGTGGCCGCAGGTACGTATGGATCGTCCACTGCTATCCCAGTTGTTACTGTTGACGCCAAGGGCCGTGTCACCTCTGCTTCTACGACTTCCGTAGCACACCCGCCACTTAACCTTTTCACTGGTACAACTAATGGCTCCCAGATTGCACTCAGCACATCTGGATTCTTTGGTTACTCAGGAAACATCGGTACGGTAACTGTTTCTGGCTTCACCAACTACATGGTTTTCGTACAGGTACAGCCTGGAAGTTACACAGGAACTCCTAACTATGTCTGGACTTTGACTGACTCAAACGGAACTTCTATCGCAACTAACTCCAGTTTCGGCCTCACCGAGCCTTCAACTGTTGCTGGCTTCTCTGGCGTTCAAATCATTAGCAACGCCACTGGCACAGCTTCAGCGACCATCACGCTCTCTGTTACCGCCAGTGCGTCCGGCCTGACCGCGGCGTGCGTAAGTATCTATGCGATTGGAATCAACTAATGTCTATTCAGAACTTTATCACCAACGCCAACTGGTTCGCCCAGAACAAGGCCACGCACCCGTTCAACTACACGGAAGGCCCTGAGCGCATGAGCGCCATCGGTCAGTGGCCGGTCAAGTACCCAGTCAACTGCGACTGCTCAGCCTTTGTTACTTTCTGCGCATGGCTCGCTGGCCTGGGCGACCCCAACGGTCAGAAGTACGACCACGAGGGCTACACCGGCACACTCCTTAGCCACAACACCCACATCCCAGTAGACCAGGTTCAGGCTGGTGACATTGTGGTATACGGCCCAGGAACCGGCTGGCACACTGCCATCGTTGTCGACGTTGAACACGGTGACATCCTCACGGTAAGCATGGGCGAACAGGGCGACCCTTCCTACGTATGGGTCAACGCTCCCAAGGTCTTGCCATCGCAGGGCCACCCAGTAGACGGACGTGAACCTCAGACATTCCTTCGACTCAACCCTGCTGTAGTCGGAACGGTCCACACGCTCTCATAATGCTGAACACTACCGCCAACATCGCACAAGTGTTGTCAGTATTCGTTATCCCAGTTGCTGTCTATGGCTGGAAGAAGTTGAACAAAGAGATGCACAACAACGGCGGTAGCACCATCAGAGATGCCATTGACCGCATTGAAAGAGACGTGAAGGCTAACCGTAAAGACACCAAGCGTCTACGCAAAGACCTGGAAGAACACCTAGCCAAGTTTGAGGATTAAATGTCGAAGTACAAGCACCCCGTCAGTGGGGAGCCAATCAGTGTAGGAGAGCACGTCTCCTGGAAGATTCAGTTCGGCATACGCCGCTGGGCTTTCATTGGAACAATCACTCTCGTCACCATTGGCTGTGCTATCTGGGGAACCTTCGACATCACGGTTATCGGCTGGTGGAACGTATGGGCTTCCTACATGGCCCTGTTCATTGAGTCGGTGGTCGGCATGAGCATGTTCTCTATGGCTCAGAACGATGGCCGCATCATCCGTGAAACCCACACCCTGCTTGACCGAGTTGAGGAATTGATCCGCGAAATCAAGGAGATGGCCACCAAGGATGCCCAGCACTCCGAGATGGACTACGAAGTTGACCTAGACTCAAACCAGAAACTCAGTGAAATCATTGAGCGCCTAGACGAAATCGAACCGTTCTATGGCGAATGGAACGGAGAAGTATGAAGATAGCCCTACTCGCAGCACTCTCCCTCGCTGTCGCCAACGTATTCTCAGTCCTCATGGTGCAGGCTGAAGCCCGTGGCCGGAGCCACATTGCTGGCCTGACCGAAGTAGGCTTCTGGATTGCCAACATCTTCGCTGTTAAGTGCGCCGTTACCCACTTCACTTGGAAGTTGATTGTCTGCTGTCTTATCTCCGCCTACGTAAGTACCTACTTCGCCACCCATCACGGCCACCAGAACATTGAGGACCCTGTGGACGAGCGCCAGGATAATGAAATAGCGGAACTTGAATCTCGTATTGAAACATTGGAAGGTGAAGATGGAAGCCGGTGACATCATTCTGTGCCACTCTAAGGGCATTATTGGGGCCTCAATTAGGTTCGCCCAGCGTAGAGTCAAGGCAGAAATAAAGAACGCCAAATGGAACCATGTAGCGGTTCTGAAGGCAAAACAGGGAGACGACTGGGTGATTATCCAGGCCGAGGCCGCAGGCGTCACGGACAACAAGATGCTTTCTAGCGTCGCACCAGGGGGAATGTACGAAGTCGTATCGCTCCCGCCTCAGGTGAACCGAGCTGACTTCCTGAACTTCCTGGAGACTCAGGTGAGTAAGCCCTATGGCTGGCTCACGATATTCAGCTGTGCGCTCGATATGTTCCTGCCGGACAGCATCTGCCTGCGTCGTAACGGCACATGGATTTGCTCTGGACTTGTGGCCGCTGCTCTGTGGTTCTGTGGGTACGCCAAGGTGTGTGACTGGCAGGATATGTACACCGTCACGCCCGCCGAGATTGCCAACGTAATCTAAGGTATCCACAACTTTATCAACAGTTTACGCTAAACTCCTTAGGGGCAACCAAAGGAGCGTTATGCGTACACAGACCGTACATCTCGTTATTCCGGACACCCAAGCGAAAGCAGGTGTGCCGGTTGACCACCTTCGTTGGATTGGCAACTATATCGTAGACGAGTTCCGCGATAAGAACGTCAAGATTATTCACCTAGGCGACCACGCCGATATGCCTAGCCTTTCGTCGTATGACAAGGGCAAGAAAAGCATGGAAGGCCGCCGTTACACCCTAGATATTGAGGCTGCTAATGAAGCGTGGCTGGTCCTTAACGAAGCACTCACCAGGTTCAACGCCAACAGGAAAAGGTCGAAGCACGCGCCGTGGCTCCCTGACCGACACATTCTTCTTGGTAACCATGAGGATCGCATTAACCGTGCGGTCGAATCGGACGCGCAACTTGAAGGAGTCATTGGCACGGACGACCTCATCTACGCCGAAACAGGATGGCAAGTCCACCCGTTCCTAAAGCCCGTTGAACTAGACGGAGTTTTCTACGCCCACTTCTGGGCCAACACCATGACCGGCAAGCCCCTCGGTGGCTCGGCTTCAGCACGTCTCAACAAGCTGGGGCACTCGTTCACTATGGGTCACCAGCAGGTACTCGACTACGGTATCCGCTTCGTCAAGGGCCAGTCTCAGCACGGACTCGTGGCCGGAGCCTGCTACCTACACGACGAGGACTACAAGGGATACCAGGGCAACGCTCACTGGCGTGGCATCATTGTCTGCCATGAGGTACGTGACGGTAGTTACGACCCGATGTTCATCTCGCTGGACTACTTGTGCCGCCGTTACGAAGGTGCTACTCTCATTGAATTCATGAAGAAGAAGTACAAGGTGGAGTGGAAATCATGATGAGCGTACTTTTTGCAGTAACAATGACGTTGGTGGCAGTAACTGCCCTAAATAATATGAGGAAACGATGAAAACACGTTGCCAACACTGCGGTAAGAAAATCCGACTGACCCCATCAGGGCGCATTTGGTATCACAAGCGGAGCAAGGCCATATTCTGCAAGCTCCCGACCAAGGCAGAGCCAGTATGACCCCCGACTGCACTCATATTTATTCGTGGAATGTGTACGTTATCATCCAAAAGGATGATGGGAAAGTTCTTAATTTCAAGATTCCAAACGAGGAACAACACCGTTGCAATTACTGCCCCAAGTGTGGAGAGAAACTATGACCAACGCCGAGCGCAAAGAAATGCGAGTCAATAAAATTTCTTCAACTGCCGGCAAAGAGTTTGTAAAAAAACATCACTACTCTCACGGCATTCATAACGGCCCAATGTGCTACGGATTGTATGACAATGACATGTTGGTAGGAGTTTGTGCGTTCGCCACTCCATCTTCCGAAAACGTGTGCGCCAGCGTGTTTGGCGCAGAACACAAAAGGTCTGTGACTGAACTTCACCGGCTAGTTCTACTTGACGAAATAGCCAAAAACTCGGAGTCGTTCTTTATTGCTCGTGCGCTTCGACTTCTAAAAATTGACAAACCTCAATACAAGGCAATACTTTCATTTGCAGACGCCACCGAAGGGCATCTAGGAATTATCTATCAAGCCACAAACGCTATCTACACAGGAAGAAGTGGCAAGGCAACCTTTTATCTTGACCAATCAGGAAGATTACGACATCCTCGCCAAAACGGTAAAAACATCACGTTGTCGGAAGCTAAAAAACGAGGGTGGTCGCCAGTCAAGAGAGAGGGCAAATACCGTTATCTTTATTTGCTAGGAAGTAAAACTGAGAAAAAATGGGCTATGCGTAATTTGTTGTTGTCAAGTTTGCCGTACCCAAAGGAGAAACTATGACCCCCGAAGAACCCTTTGACGACTTTGACGACTTTGTGAAGCATCACCAAATCAAGGATGAAGAGATGGGTGCAGCCTTCGCAGCATGGCTATCTCAGTTAGGATGGGACGGAGACTTTGAAAAGGTGGAA